AGCTGCCAATATCTTACTGCCATTTTCTAACTCGATAGAACCTTTATTCCATGATATAATACCCTGTTGCATCCACTTAGGCAAGTTTTCATAAGCAGTAGCAAGTCTTTGCAACAATTCTCTTGCAGTTGCGGCTTTGTTTGCAAGAATACCAATATTTACACTATCATTGAAAATCAGATAATGAAGAAGATATGAAACAACAGTGGTTGACTTACCAGTCTGTCGTGGCATCTTACAGATATTAAATCTGTGCTCGTGGAATCTTCTAATTAATTTCTCTTGGAAATCGTATGGATGAAATTGTGTTAAACCTTCGTCAAGAGAAACAATCTTAATGTAGTTGTTAGCAAAATAAACAGGATCGTCTTTACACTTAACAAACTCAAGAACTTGTTCTTGAGTAAATTCAATTGGAGTATTTGCTTTTTTTAATAGAGGATTACCAAGATATACATCACTCATAAAAAATTACCTACTAATTTCTTCCCAGTCCATTGCAGCATAAACTTCTTCATTACTTGATATTGGAGATGCTGCAACAACAAGTGTGAGTTCATAAGGAGTTCCAGTCAATCCATTTCTTTCTAACTGGAACTTAAATAGAGCTTCTTTCAAGATATCAATCGTACCAGAAGATTGGTTGTTGGATGAGAAGAATCCAGATGCCAATATTCTACCTCCAGTTATACCAGTTCCATTTAGTTTGTACTCAACCGCACTATCAGCACCAGCACTTGTCCAGGTTCCTCCCGTAGTAGTTCCTGATGCTCTCACCTGCCAATTGTAATAAATTCCATTACTAACTCCCATCAAAGAAAGAGCAGTCAAGATTACAATAGCATCTAAACGATCTGGAGATGATTTCAATCTTATACTAATTACTGGATAAAAAGTTCCAGCAACAGTCATAGTATATGGTGAGGTAATTGGTGTTCCTACAGCTTGTTGTAATCCACGCAACTCATAACCACCTTCAGAAATTACAGTAGAACAAACTTGTTTGAGAGTGCTGCTACTTGTGGTAATACCTGTATTGGCAATCTCATATCTTAGAGGAAGTGATGCTGTTGTGATATAAGTTGATTGAATTAGGTTTGCGTGGTGGAATGAATGGCAATGAATCATTACTCCATTAATTACAAATCCCATTCTGACTGTACCAAGTCCTAACCACTCAATATCCATCCAATAAATTTGTGCTTTGGATTTATCTAAAGTAATTCCAGAAACTCCAGTACCATCTAACTTATCAACATTCCAATTTTCTTGTGCTACTCTTGTTTCAGTACCAGTAGATAAACTTCTCTCAACAAAATATGCTGTTGTATCATCAATCTCAAAATACATTCCATTATCAGCACCAAAATATCCAATTCTTTGTCTTAGATTTTCTTTTGGTGTGGCAGGAACAAAAGTATTCAATACAAGCAAAGATTTTCCTGGTTGATATGAGAATGTCTTTGTAGTCTCTCTAATTACAGAACAACCAGCAGTAGTTCCAATACCAATATCGACTAATCCTTGAGATGTTACAAATCCAACTGTAGAGCCAGTGCCTACAATCAAACTCTCCCAAAGATTATTATCTCTATATCTGTGAGAACTATCAAATAGAGTAAGAGGTTGAGATATTCTCATCCTCCCAAAAGCATCTCCCCCTACAGCCCCAGTACCAGCAACACCGCAGTTACCTATGTTGCCGTATCTGTCGGCACACATGATAACTTCATGAAGTGTTCTTTCCTGGTTTAGATAATCTTGAGTGCTTTTATTCCACTGAGCCATAAAATTATACCCACTCTAATTTGCCTGGATGATACCTCTTTACGTCTGCAATTCTAACTTCTGGTTTTGGTTCAATTGGATAAATTCTTTGAACGATTGCACCAGGATATTCTCCTTGAAGTTGTTCTGCTAACTCTTGAGTAGTTGGAAGTCTCAACGATTCTTTCTTCTCCAATCTCATTCTGTAGATACTTCCCATCCACACAACGTCGGCAATATATTGATTCTGTTCATCAACCTTTTGTTGAACAGGATCGTAACCAACATTAAGAGTACCGTTGAAGTCACCTTGAATGGTGACGCTTTCTGACATAAATTGTTGAAAACTTTTCATATCAGCAGTTCCAGGCTCTTAATGACTTATTTATTCTGCTATTGGGATCGCTAGCAGTTTTAGCAGAAGTGAGTTTCTTTTTCATACCCTTCATTCTAGCGCAGAAGGATGCCCTGCGCTTATTTCCAACCTTCTTGCTTGGTGCTTTGAGGTCAGAGCCTGGATTTTCCTTCTCATAAGACTTTCGTCCTTTTTCGTTAAGTCCTCCAGACTTATTTTGTCCTTCTTTTCTTGTCCATGCTGCTCCTTCTGTGACTTGAAGGAGTGGTTGTCCTGGGACATAATCCGATACCTGGAAACTTTGTACTTTTGCGCCAGGATATACTTTGTCTATTTGTTGCTGAACGTCAGCTCTCTTAGGCAAAGATGATTGTGGGAAAAACATTCTAATCGCATAATATTTTCCTCTCCAAGTTGCATGAACAAATACAATGTTTCCGTTTTGGGGGGGAATTCTAACTGCCTCAGACACTTTCTTTTTAACGCAGTTAGGATAACGCTTTCCAAACATTGTCTTCATACCTTTCTTTTCATAACCAGGCCAACACTTTTCGTCAAGTTCGTAGTTGGTTTCTTCAGATTTATTTCCCCAGTTTGCAGCACCCGCTTTACGGCATTTAACCAGTGCTCCCGACGCATATGCACTTGGCCAAACGCTGTAACGCGATTTTACTTTATGGTAACAGGCATCTTTCTTTCCGCTACCCTTACCTTTGATGTCCTTTTGTGCTTCATCAAGCACAATTTGAATTTCGTCTCCAACTTCGACGTTGTTCTCAGCAAACCATCCACGGTTTACTTCTAATGCTTTCAGAACTTCGCCATCAGATGAGACTGGTGTTTCTTCTAATGGTTCTAATTGTTTGATGCTATCAATGTATCCCTCTTCAGTAATGAATGCAATATCAAGAGGAATTCTTGTTTCAGTCATGTGGAATGACTTTTGTCCTACTTCATCAAATACAAATAACATTCCTTTGTTGAAGTCAAGACTCTCACGGAACATTAGTCCGAGATTGAAGTCTCTGATATTATTTGGGATTTCAATTTCAAGTGGAAGGGTTGTGAACTCTTCCTTTACTTTCATTTCTCCACTATCTACATAATCTGCTGCAGAATCGAGATAATCTGCTGCTTTGGTGATTTTTGATTGAACCCATGCTTCAATATTTCCCTCACCCTTACCCATTTTGGATTTAAGTCTCTTGGCAGCACTCATTACCGTGGAAAGTTGGGATCTTGCCATGGAATATTCGTGATCTTTTGTCTCTGCCATTTCTTTAAGTCCTGGTTCTGGTTTTACGTAATTCTTGTCTTTCTTTCCTTTTGCAAAAGTTCTCACATTAGTGGGTTTTGCTCCCCCAGACTTTGATTGTTGTCCAGGATCTTCTTGACGCTTGCGACGAACTGCTGAACGAATAATGTTTTCACCTTTTTTGCCTTTTCTTTTCAGCGCAGCAAGTCTTGCACTACTAAAACATTTTGGAGTCTTGGTTTCTCCTGGTTCATTGGCACATGGAGAACCATCTGGTTGAACCCATCCAGGTTTTCTGTCTTTTGACTTAGAACCTTTAAACCAGTGATGAAGACTTCCTGCTTCATCAATACTAGCTCCATTTTCTTTACGAAGCATTCCTTCAGGATCAACCATGAATCCAGCAGGAATGGGTTTGCATTCCTCATTGGTATAGCAGTAATATTGTCCTGCGGGACATTTACCGTTTTTCATTCAAAAAGCAAACTCTTGTTCTATTTATTAGTTATAAGAGTGCTGGGATGAGGTTGGTATTCTTCTTGATGTTGTTTTTTTTCCTAGATGTGGAGTTTTATGGGTAAATTTGGTGAACTTGGGTTTCATCAAATATTATCAAGGATATTTTTATATTTATGAAAAACCATAAATTATCAAAAAATCGTAGAGAATGAGTA